CGTAATTTATCTAAACTAGCAATATTAAAATTACCACCCGCAACCGTTGTAATTATTTGTAAACCTGCGAAACTTAAATTATAAGATTGGTTTATAGGTCTGCTTGTACTCCAACCTTGATTATCTCGTGTGGTTGTGTCTAAGAACTCGCTAGTTTCATCAATTGAATTTTCAGTCAAGCAACCAACGGGCAGCCAATCGCCATTGATTTTAAAGTATAATATTCTATCTTCTCCTTTTATGTAATTCATATCACAAATATACTAAAATTTATCCTTGTATTGTCGGTTTTACAACATTGCCCCCGTAATCGAATGTAAATGTGTATTTAATATCGCTTATTTCCTCAGATATTAACTCTAGTAACTCAAAAGTTACTATGTTAGCCTTTGTATCGTAAAAATACTGAATAGGCATAAAACGCCCGTTTAAATTGTTTATTTCTATTACTGATAAATAAGGTACATATCCAAAAATACTACCACTGAACAACATCAAAGGTTTTTGACCTAAACGTAATTCTGTTTCTGCTGAAATCCTTAATAAAGGGAATAATTCAAATTTACCAAAACGTGACCATAAAGAGGTCGATTCGTTTTGGTTGCTTTTAAATATTGTACCGCTAAAAAAGTTATCTATTTCATCACCTATAATTACCTCGTCATTTTCTTTTACAATTGAACTAATCCTATTCGAACGCTCTACCGTATGAAACTCTCCAACTTTACCGTTTAACTCTGCGGTATTGGTTGTAATATCTAAACTTCTGACAATAGTTGTAGGTCTAAAATCACCCGTTATAAAGTCATCTACAAAAAGACTTTGATATATTTCAACTATTAAATTACCTGCTATTGGTGCGGGTGCTGTACTTATTTTAAAAGATAAATTTTGTTCTTTATATAAACTATCTATACTTAATGCTACAAAAGTATCCCCTACCAAAACATTATAAAATGTATTTGGATTTGTGGTCCAAATACCGTCATTATTTAAATAATTCCCTCCTATTGAAACCTTAAAGTAAAATATAACTAATCCACCAGAAATAGTTAAATTTCCTTTAAAATCAAATAAATCACCCTCATCTACTGCTATTCCTGTAGAAGAAAGAATTAATAAAGGTGTCTCACTAAGACCTATTGCTTTAGTGATTAAACCGTTTGGTATTTGAGGATTATTAATTATTAAGTTACGTGTCGCAAAGTTAGGCGTCCACATATCAAAATCAATTCCGTTACGCTCTAATTTACCATTAGGCAACAATCCATTTAAAAAACCGTATTTATAACCAAGCCTAAAAGCGTTAATACTTCCTTTGATATTTATTTTTTGGTCTCCGCTTGCAAAGTGTGGATAAAAGTTATCTATTTGCGAGCCTATTTTTTTATTTAAAGCAACCGTTTTATTACCTACATAAGCATTATTAACATCGTATCTTTTAAATGAAGCGTTATTAACGTTGTAAACCTCGTCTGCCTTATAAATATACCATTCACCGTCTTGTTGTGTTATACACGCTCTGAAAATACCTAAAATGCTTTTTAAAACTTCCTCACAACTCATAATAGTACCGTCGCCCGTACCTTGAGAATCTTCTTTAAAAAAACGGTCTGCAATTACGTAAATATTAGCTAAAACATCGTTTCCAACAAAACCCTCGTAAATCAAATTAATCGATGTGTTAATAGGCATAATTATACCCGTACGTTTAAGGCAATTATAAATAATATCAATCACTTTTAATTTGCCAACAAAACGCAATCCATTTTCTTTAACAAACGATAGGTTTTCTAATGCTCCTAATCCGTCAATACAATCTAGTGATATTATCCACTCTTCACGCACATAAGATTGAAATACACCGTCGGGTTTTAAGAAACCTCTAAATAATACTTTATCGTTTTTATAAAATACTACACTATAATCTTGCTCGTTTTCAGTGTATAAATCCTCAAAAGTTAATAGCTTACTAGCTTCTAATTGAATAGACAATCCCGTACCCCTTATAGGGTCTGTATGGTTTTTAACACTTCCTTTTTCTAGTGTAGCACTTCCATTAATTTCTACTGCATCGCCTACATATCTTTTTTTAAATATTTGGCATAAAAATCTATCATTTACATTGTTAGTGTACTGAAAAAAGTATCTTAAATTTAGATTTGTTGCAGGGTCTATATCTTGCGTAGTAATTACAATATTTGCATTATTATTAGTAATTTCAAATACAATATTATCAAGGTTTACAATAACTTCGATTGAATTGTTTACCCTATTATAAACAACATTATCATTGTAGTAATAAGCATTGAAAAAAGATAATGTTTTTTGTATTGTAGCGTCTAAAGTTAATTGACGTTCAATTTGTGACGGTGGTACATCTGGAGTACCATTTGTAATATATTCAACTGAAATAGCAGCCTCTCCACTATTATAATAAATAGGTAAGCCGTTATATTTAATAATTAAATTAAGACCCTCGAATAAGTTAGGGTTATCTGTAAACGATATAATTATCTTTTTTGCCATACTTCAAAAGTACAAAAAAAACCTAAACAAATTAATGTTTAGGCTTTTAAAACTAACCCAATCCTAAAGAACCACCTAAACGCCTATTTTTATCTAAAGTGTTACTCAACACGCCTATTAATGATTGACCGCTAATCTCAAATACTACCGTACCACCACTAAAACCACTCGAACCGCTTGTACTCGTTGAACTTGACGGGCTTGATACACTGTTACCACCTGATACTGAACGATTACCCCCACCGCCTCCATTCCTTGCAGCACTTCCTATTGCTGCTCCTGCTGCACTTAAAGCAACACCTACCGCAATAGCTGCTACACCTGCTGCAATAGATACAGGACCACCCGTTAAAATAGCTAAATCCAATTTACCTTTTAATACTGCTAATGTTCCGTATTTTATAAGTAAGCCACCCATATCACTTAAGAAACCGCCTAAACTAGCTAATAAAGTGTTTCCTACTGCTTTTAATACGTTTCCACCATTTGCTAGTGAATTGCCTATTGCATCGCCTAAACTAGCAAAAGTATTAACTATACTTCCCGTAATTAAATCGTTAGCTTCTGCGTTAAAATCTTTCATCAATTCAAGCATATATGTAGTACTTGTATCAAAAGCTACTGCAATATTACCCATCGATGTAGTTATTTCACCCTCAGCTACTTTTACACCGTTTCTTAACTCAAATATTTTACCTGATAAATCAATTAAGCCTGCTGGATTTAAACTACTTTCTACGCCTTGAACTTGTGGAGTATTACCAACAAAAGGCGCTTTTTTTGGTTTAGGTGGTGCTTTTGGTTTTGGTGCTTCTAATCCTATACCTTTAGAAGTTTCTTTGTTTATTTCCTTTGTTAGGTTTAAATTATCCCTATTTAACTTATTTTTTTCAGTAATAGCATCGTTAATTCTTAAATTGTAAGACCTAACACCTAAAAGCATTCTTTGTTCTTCTGAACTTCCTTTTTCTACTATACCAAACATTTTAATCCAAGCATCTCTTTGTCTTTCAAGATTATCTACTTGATTGTCTAGTTGGTACATTACTTTTGCATTATCTGAAATCATACCAGATAAACCCGCTGCTTTTGCTTTTGCTACTAATGCTTTTGTTACTTCATTTACCGCACCAGCTACATCTCCATTTAAAATTTGTTCTTTAGATAAATTGCCAAAATAAGCAGGGTATTCGTCTTGTAATTTATTTACAGCTATTAACCTTTCTTCCATTGAAAGGCTTAGGTTTTTAGCAGCGTAAACATAAGCTCCAACACTAGATATTTGTGCTTGTGCATTTTTAGCAGCTTCAGCATTCATATCTTGCATAGCTTTTCTAGCAGCGTTGAATTCACCTGTCATCTTATCTATAACATCTCTAACGGTCAAACCATTCTGAGCCATATAAGTAAAAGCGGTTGTGACTAATGAAACCGCTAGTAATATACCACCTGTTCCCATAATCGAGCTAGCCATCGCGCGCAATGCTCCTCCTGCACTTCCTGTACTTTGTCTAAGGTGTCCAAAAGCTTCTACAGTAGCAGTAATGTTATTGCCTATTCCAATTATACCAAACGGAGCGTCTTGTGCAATTCTAGAAAATTGATTTAATGCGTTTGTTCCATTAGCTACCCTAGGAGCCATTCCGTTAATAGCATTACCTGTATTATTAGCCGATGTTCTGAGAGCGTCTAGTCTATTTCTAGTTTCTGTAACACGCCTATTTAAGTCCCCAACGTCTAAACCTGCTCTTATACGTGCTTCACGCCTATTTTCAAGCGTCCTTAATTGTCTCTCTACCCTATCTATTCCCTCAGTTACGCCTGATGTATCAGTTCCTATTTGTATCTGTAAACCTGCCATTTGCAATTTTGTTTAAATATTCTTTTGTAGCTTCAATAAATCTTTGTTTTTGTTCGTCGCTTACACCTATGTTTTTCTTTGCGTTACCACCGCTTAAATCCATAAACTTATCCATTGTTTTAGGTAGCTTTTTGTAATCTTGGTAAGGTGCTATTAATGCGTTATAAGCAACTAACCTAAACTTTTCCCAATCCCTTAACTCCATTCTCTTATAAGCAAATAGGCGAATTTGGAACTCTGCAAAAGTCATATCATAAACATCGACTAATCGCTTAATTCCTAATTCGCCTACCGCAAATGAGATAACGTCTCTTTTAAAATCTATTTCGCTACTTTCGCTTTTTTTTTATCGTTTTGGTCAGTAGGAACGTCTTTAAACATTGATTCGTTAAAAGCTACTTTAAAATCAATCCAAAATTTACCGCCTACACCGCCGTTATCGTCAATAAAATCGTGTAAGTTAGCCATTGTAAAATCAATATCCGTTCCCTCACGTTTTAATGCGTATTTATGCGAATAGTACATTAATTTAGGTATCAAGATAATATCATCTTGCGTGCCTAGTTCGTCAAGTTTCAAACCCGTACCCTCGATTAATTCACTTAAAAAACCAATACCAAAGTGAAAGTTCATTCCTAAAATTGTCTTAAATGCGCTCATTATGCTAATGGATCAGTTAATAATACAGCACCGTTACCCTCTAAAGTAATAGAGAATGTACTTAATTCGTCGCCTGCACCTTGTTCTAATGGTAAATCTGTAATAATAGCAGTACCGTAGTAAGATACACCTGTAACACCCGTCTCAAGTTTCCAATTTACTAAAGTTCTTGCAGTCATTCTACCAAATAGATAATCGTGCGATGCCTTTGTAGTTTCACCACCTACGCTAGTAGTATCGATGTACTCGCCTTCACCCTCTAAAGTGTAGTTAAACATTCCCGCTGTTTTTTCAACCACTCCGGGCGCACACTTTGTCATCGATTCAATAACCGATACCGTAGGGTTGAAACTGTTTGAAGTTAAACAAGCGATAGGACGATAGATAGTATTGTCGTGGATGTATAAAATACCTAATTCCCCTTTAATTTTTGCCATTGTTGTATTGTTTTTATATTAGTATTAAATTTAATCTCATCATTGACCTGAAAATAATTTCAGTATCTGTTACGGTTTCTAAATTAGCTTCAAATGTTATATTTTGCGTCATATTCTCAAAGCCTTGAACCGTTATTTTAGGATTTAACAAATCCAACATTGCTTGCTCTATATCATTAACCAAAACACGTGAACCGCTGTTGCCTGCACTCGATGTTTTTGTGAATATTTCAATTAACAAAGATGTTTCCCAACGATACTCACATTTAGTAGCTTTATCTACTTCTTTTGTTTGTGAACTTAGTAAAACATATTCAGTTAGTTTACTATTTCCAGCTAGCCTGCTATCAAAACAAAATATTTGTTTTCCATTCACAACTATACCGTTAACAAGGTCGTGAACTGCTTTTCTGATGTATTTATCTGGATTCGTGCTAATCATACAACAAATATAGTTAAATTTTCTTGTTTAATCGTTTTAATATTTTTTCTAAGTTGTTTAGGTAATCTCTTTTGCCTTTTACCCAAGCAGGATATAAAAAAGGTTGTGGATTTACACCCGCTCCTAGTATTTTTGCAAATATTGGATAGGCTGCTTTTTCATCAATTCCTTTCGCTCTACACCAAACTTTTATAGCTTCTAGTCCTTGCTTAAATGTACCGCTTTTTTGTCCTTTAAAACTATTAGCCATATCTTGAAATTCAGCAGGAACAACTACTTTTGTACCCGTTCCAAACTCCATATAAGCACCGTACAATTCATTTACCGTAACTTTATAAAGTAAGTCTTTTACTTTTTTTCTCGATATGCTTTGCGCTAATTTACCGAAATTTTTAGGTGCTAACTTTTTAGAATCGTTTTCTATTTGTATTGCTATTGCTTCTGTTTCAAACGCTACTAATTTTTCAGCATTTGCGCCAAACTTACGTATTTCTTTTATCGTTTCGTTTATGCCTTTAACTGATCCCATTAGCACTAATTACAATAAACCTGAATAACTCGTCATCGTAACGAATATCATTAACTACATACTTCGCATCTCGATAAACGATACTTAAATTAGATATATCCATATCAAAATTGATAGATGCTCTAATTTTAAAAGTATAGTTATTCTTGATTTGCGAATTGCCAATTGCGTTATCTTTAAATGCGCTGTTTTGCTTTACTTCTGCCCAATAAGAACCTATTAAAACATCGTTAACGGTATTACCACCAAAACCATCAGAAATGCTAGTAGTTTTAAACAATTGTATTTTACGTGTGTATTGGCGTGCTATCATTTACATAAATCTTTTATAAATATCCAAAACCTCGTGAACCGACATAGGTATCAAACTAGTATTTACTTGCTTTTCGCTTTCATAATACCAAACTTTTAACATTTGTAAAGCAGCTTCAATTAAATCCTCAGGCACTTCACCAACTGCATAACCTACATTTAAAACTACTTCTTTATCGTTTGGAAATATCTTAAATAAAGAGTAATTTACGTTAAAAGGCGTAGGATTTGTAACTATTGAATTAATAGGAAAATCATAGACTTTTACTTGACAAACACCCGTATAGGTTTTATCTTGTTCATACATTATATGATTAGTTCGCTTTTCGATAAAACGCAAAGAAGCCTTAATCATTGATTCGATTTGTAAATCGTCATCATTAAAGCCTAAATCTACCCTAAGATAGTCTTTTGCACGTTGCAATGATATTACGTTTAAATAACTCATTTTTTAGCCTTTTCTTTTATTTCCTCTACGCAGTCAAACATACGTTCAAAGTCCTCTTTACTTAATTCTATTGTATCGCCTGCAAAATAATTCTTTTGCTCTGACAATTTAAAAAAATCCTTTATTACCTTATACTTTTTCATCGTTTTAATTTTAAGTTATTCAAAGATACAAAAAAACCCGTTACAATTAAGCAGCGGGTAAAAAATCTAAAAAACCAAAAAAATATCAATTATGAATACACAAATATAAACAAAAAAACCGATATACAAAATATATCGGTTTAATTCTCCTTTCTTTTTAGTTAATAAAGGTTACACTGCTGTAAAATCTCCGTAGATTAAAGCAGC